GGCTTGCCAGGGTTAGCTGCATTGTAAGAAGCCCTGCCTTTAGCGTTTAAGCCGCCTTCAGGGTTCTTACCTTCTTTGCGCGTCCAAGCAGGCGTCTTAGCCATAGAATACCGTTGCGTGAAAGTTTGCTGGCAAAAAGACTCTAAGGCCAGTTTCAACAAGAATACCTTCACCTGGAACAACAATAGTGTAGGCGGTTGCGTTGCTTGCATCGGCTTGAAGTAGCACATCATTCCAAACAGTAACGTTTCCGGTTGCGCCGCCAGTATCAGCAACAGTCACAGTAAACACATTTGAGTTTGTAACTGTTTGAACTTGGTATGGATTATCTGCTAAGTCCCAGTCAAGATATACCCAATCACCCGCCGCTAAACCATGATTTGCCGCAGTAACTGTAGCAGTTGTAGTCGCTCTGGCATAAGTTCCAGTAATACTTACATTATTAACAAATGTTGCATACCCTGTAACACTAGTAAGTGGGAACATAACCGCACCCTTTAGTCGAGTGCGGAATGAAAGCACCAAACCTGAAACGCTTGCATGCTTTGACTTTACATCATATTGCATTGCCATAATTAATCTCCTAAATTGTTAAATGGGGCCGAAGCCCCTGGATTAATTAAGCAGCGATTACGATTACGCCGTAAGTAGCAGCGGCAGGGTCAACAGGGCTGGCAGTAATGTTGCTTGCGCGGATAGTTACAGTGTTAGCAGCTGAAACAAAAGCGTTAAACACGATGCCGGCAGCTGGAGCAGCTGGAAGAGCCATGATAACTTCGTCGCCTACAGCAGCACCAGTAACAGTAATTGTTAGGTCTGCTTGAGAAACTGCTGAAATTGAACCAAAGTTCAAAGATGCTGTGTTTGATAGAACTTTAGTGATTGTTGCGCCAGTGCCTGAGATAAAACCGTTTAATGAGCGAACTGGACCGCTGAATGTGGTTAATGCCATGATTTTTCCTTCATACAAAGTTGAGCTTATTAGTCTTGTATGCGTCTGCCGGGGCAGTCTAATAAGCCGGTTCACCCGGTTTACTGAATATTACTCTATTTTTAGCTTTGTGCAAGTGCTTTTAAAAATAAAAAACCCTCCGAAGAGGGTTTGTATTACTTGTTATCGCTAATAAATTTATTCATTTCCATGGCTCGATTAAGAATATCTTCAAAGCTAGGAAACTTAGGGTATGGAGCACCATCTGTAACTTTTTCTAGCATTTCCCACGCTTGGACTTGCGCATGGTATTGATTTTCTAACATTGAACGAGCTGTTTCTAAAAGCTGATAACGTAATTCAAATGGGTTCATAAAACCTCCTGTGTGTTGTGTGTATGAGCAAAAGCGCTCAAAAAAAGTTTAACACAAATAAAAATAAAAACAAAAAAGGGGAGCCGAAGCCCCCTTTTTCTTTTTGCCTATTAGGCTGGGTTTGAACCCCAGATTCCCAATGGATCTGACCAACCAAATGAATAACGCTCACGAGCCTTGTAACGTACGTTACCAGTATCGAAGTCGCCGTCCATTGATGTAGCCATAGGTGAACGCTCAAAGTGCTTCAAGCCGTTTGGAACATCAGTCAACAAGAACCAGTTGTTTGTGTCTGTCAAGAAGTGGTTAACAGTGTAACCTTCTGGAACAGTACCCATCTGTTTCAATGCGTTGATGTCGTTATCAGCTGTAGAAACGCGTAGTTCTGTGTCAAGCAAGCGCTTAGCAACGAACATTAATGATGGTGGAATTACCATCTTGCGAATCTTAGCAGCGATCAAAAGACCACGTTCGTCAGTCCAAGCAGCGATTTGAATAGCAGCATTTTCCAACGCTGTTTCGTTCAAGTCAGTTGCTGTAGCTGGGCTGTTGTAGTTAACACCACCGTTTACCAATGGGTGACCTACACGTGAACCGCCTGAGTTAACGCCGAACAATGAAACACCGTCGCCACCTGGGTATGCGCCGTTGAAACCGTTGTTCAATACGTTAGCAGCTTTAACTTGCTTGGTGTATGACATAGCACGAGCCAATGCCTTAGTGTAACGAGCAGACAAGCTGTCGTACAAGTTATCTTCAACCGCTTCTTCAGTGATTGAGAAACCTAAAGCAATAGTTTCGTGTGTATAGCGAGCTGTAAAAGCTTCTTGCGCGTTATCGTAACCGATTGCAGCGCCTTCATTCTTAACAGGAGCAGCACCAAAGCCAGAAAGCTTTGTCTCTTCTTCGAATGAACGCTCAGATTTCTCTGTTTCGTACAATTCTTTGTGCTCTTCGCCGTAACGTTTGTACTCTAAACCAAACAATGCGTTTAGACCTGGTAGTAGCTCTTTAAGGAGCTGTGAACGAGAAATAGCCATGTTTAAGCTCCTCTATTAGTTAGCTGCACCAGCTGATTGGTAGTATGAATGTACGCCGAAGTTAAACTTCACGATACAGTCAGTTCTAGCATCACCTGGGGTTGAGAAAGGACCATTAACCAAGTCAACGATACGTACAGCGAAAGTAGCTGTGTTTGCTGGAGTTGTTGACTCCAAAGCAATTGTAGAGTTGCCAGTAGTTGTTGAGCCACCGAAGTTTGTCAATTCAGCGTTTAGACCGATTTGAGCTAAAGTGATTGAACCATCAGCCTGAACTTGGTACAACTGATCTGGGTCTTCAACAACGCGGATAGCCACGTTAGTGTAACCAGCAGTAATTGCGCCAGCAGGTAAGAAGTTAGAAAACACTTGATACTTCAAAACAGGGTCTACATAGCTTACGCCAACGCAAACACCAACTAAACCACGAGTTGAAGTCGTAGGTGTAGCAGTAAGTGCTGTAGGCTGTCCGCCAGAAGCCACGCCGATAGCGACTACGTCGCCTTTAAAAATTGCCGTTGAGCTGTTAACAGTCATAGCGTAATCGCGGATTGAACCGCCAGTGAAGCTTTGACCACCAATCAGATTTAGCGGCACTAACCCGTACGGGGTAAAAGTTGTTGCCATTTAAACCTCCAAAAGTTTATTTTGAACCATTTCCAAACCCACCTCCACGGCTCGTTGACGTTTTTTTGTCAGCAAACAGCGGCATGCGGGCGTCGTTGTTACGCATGAAGTTGTTATCCACAGACTCCATTTGAGCACGTGCTTGGTTCTCGTAGTATTCCTTACGAGCCAGTACCATTTCAGTCGGCGCCTTACATAACATAAGACCACCAATTTCCACGTTACCGTTTTTATCACCTTGCAGCATTAACTCAGGGTGATCAACAGCCTTGACCGGTTCCCAGCCTTCACGTAGTTTCTGAGAAACGTTCGTGGGGTTGGCTTGGCCTAAGATCGCGGTAGCAATCCACCTATAGGTAAAACCAGGCTCTGGTGTCGGGTCGGGCAATGTTGATGCCGGGGTATAAACATATCTTTTTTCTTGCTCGCGTGTCTCAAGGTCACGTTGTGTGCGGTTATTAGCCATTATTAGCCTCCAATTTTAAGAACTCTTTAACATATAAATCGCGGGGTATCCCAAGTCTATCTGCTGTCGCAGCTTGCGAAGCAGTAATCTTCACCGTTTTTTTAGCGCCTGTAGTACGAGACGATGGTGCCACAACCGTTGCAGGTTTCTTTGTTGGGGCAGCTTTTTGGCCGCGGTCTTCGCTTTCCTCAAACATTTCTGGGAAAGTACGTTTTAAGCGAGAATCGATTTGCTCGAAATACTCGGATTGTTGCGGGTTATACCCGGTGCTTACTAGTTTTTGGTGCAGCCCTAGTGCAAAGGCCGTAATTTCTTCGTAACCAGGACTTCCGAACCACTGGTTTTTGGCTTGCCAGCGCAAGGTTTTTTCATCAAGTTCGGGAGCTCTTGGTTGCTCTTGCTGCATTTGTACATCTACTTCACGATTTTGTAAAGGGGTTGGCGAAAAATTTTTCGCTTGCTCCATTTTCATCTTCGCTTCTGTCAATGCTTCTTGTGCTTCCATCATAGCGTCGGTGTCATAGCTTTCAGCCGCTTCTTTGTACTTACGGCGTGCCATTTCCATTTCTGCTTCTGTCTTAGCCTGTAAAGTTTCCTTGTACGTGGCTTCGCCAGATTTGACGTATTCCTTTAGCTTGCGGTTTTCTTCAAGAATCTGCTGTGTAAGACGCTCGAGTTCTTGTTTCTCACGTAATGCCGCTTCTTTGGCACGGCGCTCATCATGACGCGCATGTGTCAATTCTTTGATACGGCCTTGAACACCTTTGGTGTAGCCTTCGATTTCTTCGTCTGTCGGGTCTTCTACTTCGCGGTTTAACGGCTTAGCGTTACGGTCCCTTTCAGGTGTGTCATCTTCGACTTCAATGTCAATATCTGTTTCACCAGATACATCAATATCAATCTCGGCTTCGACTTTATCGTCTTGTTCGTCGGGAAACTTAAATTCATCAGTCATAGTACCTCCTGTTAAGCGCGGCTAATGCCACGAGGGTCTTGCACAACAGCCTCAACTTGATCGTCATTAATCAAGCGAAACTCCTTGCCATGGATTTTTACTCTTGTGCCTGTGTACGGGCGGGTAAGAATAAAGTCACCAGGTTTACACCACGCGCCATCAGGGAACTTTTCAGGGTCCTTGTAGGCTTGTGGGCCAGCTTCCATCACAAATAACACCGGTGATGTAAGTTCTTCGGTACGCATAGTTTCATCCGCTTTAAGGATGCCACTCTCGTACGTATCGTCCACATCAATCAAAACACACAGTAGCTTCCAGCCTGTTGGCTGTGGCACTTGCGTAGCTTTTACTTGTTCTGGCTGTGCTTCTACTTCGTCAAGCGGAACATGTTTAATGCCCGGCGGCAGAATCAATTCTGACTCTGGTAGTGCGATGGTTTCACTCATCGTTGTCTTCCTTCAAGTTTTCAGCGAGGTCAAGTAAGTGGCGCTCTGCATAGGCTAGACCTCGAATCACCCCGCAGAGCTCTTTGTATTGAGCAAAGTCTGTGCACTGACCGTTTGCCAAGTCGTCAGTGAAGTTGTTCATATCCGTGCGCAGCTTATTTCTCAAAGCTGTAATAAAGTCCATCGCTTGTAGTTCCAAAATTAATCCCCTTATTCTTGCTCTTTAGCTGGCTTCTTGC